TACAAAATACTTTTGCAAATCATCTAGCGACATTTGACTCAAGTCCCACTGAATAAACTGCTCTTGTAATTTATCACGATTCATGGTCATTTTACCTCACACTAATTCTGGTTGTTGTAACATCAATTGCTCCTCTGTAACCTCATCCACACAGTCTTGAATCACAGTGTAGATGTAATCTATCTGACCAACATCATCAAAGATACGTGCAACAAGTGCAGGATCATTTACCTCAATATCCCAATCAATCTCACCATTTTCATCCTTCATATGAATATCTTCTTTAGTATAGATCCATGCGGCACAATGTGCATCTTCTCCCTGTTCTTTGATCATAGATGATACTCGGTCTTGAAGCTGCTTGAGAGTGTAATTCATGATTTAGTTAATGGCGTAGGTTTGTGCAATTGCATCCGACTTAAATCGTCTGCATAGTTTAAACAGCAGTTTTAAATCATCTGCAATCACATATCGAAACGATGATGATTCGATGATGAAGTTACCATCCTCCAACCACACTTGTGGGAGTTGTTTTTTGTAGATTGGGAAGTCAGTTGGCACGATGTTAGATAAGGATTTACAGTGAGTGAGGGGAATCACCCCACACATGCCATCGGAGCGTACTCAGAGCGATCCATTTTGTCGGTGTGATAGTCAGTTACCTCAGCACCGCCAGCGATACGCTCTGCCCACTCATTCTTGGCATCAATCATACCAACAACGCTGTAGGATTTCATACCATTAGCACGGAAAGTAACGCGCTTGTTAAAACGTTTGATCACAACTTTCATTCCTTTGACTTCATCTGCCTCAGCGATGAATGCCTCAGGGTAGAAATCAACGATGCAGGTTTGGTTTGTGAGTTGCATGTTAGGAGGTGTGTTCCTTTGACTCTCTTAATATACACGGTTTTGGGGTGCTGTGGTGGTTTAGTGTGCAGCTCACCAACTGGTTTGGTTTGGTTGATGGTATGCTGTGCCGTCCCTGCTGTTCTGTCTTGAGAACCCTGATCACCACTAGAGCAAAAACCTCTTTTTTCCATAATTCTATCGGGAACGGGTGTTACGTCATCCCTACCAATCTCAATATCAAAAAAACACTAATTAACATTTAATGTGATCAAACTTATGGTGGTTTATGTAATCCCAACCGACACAGTAAGCATCATCTCTACGATAATACTTTCCTTTAGAAGTGAGAGTTTTGTAATGATGACGGATAACACCATCGGGATGAGTTTCACTGTTTTTGTATACCCAAACATTGTAACCTTTCATCCCCTTATTAACTTGAACAGGAGAAGGACAACCACCTTTTTTGATCATGAAAAGAAAACCTCTAAACCTTTGTAGTTAAGTTGCATTGCAGTGTAAGGACGAGTATCACTAACAGACACTTCATTTCCTATCTTATTTGAGTTGATGGGGGCATGGTAAGTGTGCGTATTGCTTCTCTTTGTTCTCTTATACTTGACGAATCCCCAGATGGTACGAATAGGACTATCAGTAGTATAAGTATAACTCTGAGTGTTACAAAGCCATATAGCATCCACATTAGATTTGAAACTTTTACATTCATAATAATAGTGTTCTGGTGCTTTGTGTGGGAAATCATCAGGTAATTCAAGCATTCTGATAATAAAAACCTGCTGATTTATTCATAGAAATAAGTTTATCATGAATATCATCAACTTCAAAGCGAAGGTATTCTTCTTCTCCAAACATACTCATGAAATCAACTTCACTCCAATCATCAACATTCACGCTCCCATCTTGATACAAAGGAGTGTAATAAAGTGCTCCCTCACTACAAATGGAGTAGGCACAGCCTTGGTTCTCAGCGATGTAAATAATCATTGGTCGTTTTTGTTAGAAAGGTATGCTTCGATGATGTCAAGAATCTCACCACAATCATGAGCGAGATCATCATCAACTAGAACGCCATAATCCTCAATAGCATCGAGAATTATTGCAAGTTGTTTGTCTGTTAGTTTGATCATCAGAATACGTTAGTCCAGCGAATGTGGTTTGCTTTAGTGATCCTTCCTTCTGATAACATGTTGTCGCAAACTGTTGCAAAAACTTTGAACTTTTCCTCTCGTGTGAGTGCGTGACCAGATGCAGCAGTTTGAATCACTTTCAACAGTTGTGTTTTGGATGTGATCATGAAAGGTTTTGTTCCTTTGACTCTCTTATAATACACGCATGAGACCCCCCCACAAGCGCCTGTAGCCCACTTCTCAGATCGCCCACCTCTTTGGTATTGTAAAGTTTGCATTTGCAAAAAGTTCACGATCTACGAGTTTAGTTTGCATCCCATTTTGACCATGGATAACGAAACCTTCTTGCTTAACTTTCAACCCTTGAATAGTAGATACTGGACAATCTGCAATGATAAAAGAGTCCATTAGATCCTCTTTCATTTCAATTACAATAAGATAAAGATCAGCAAGTCTAGGACAATCAAGAATCAAAGTTAGAATTTCATACGTTAGAAGTTTACCCTCACGGATAAAAGCATTGATGATTTTTTTACAACATGCAGCAGTTCTTTCATCCAAGAACTTTACATCATCAGTCTTGAATGTAGGTGCTTTGTCGTCATACTTGACGTAATCTACAGAAGGTTGAACCCACTTTACTTTTTGATTATCTACAAGAAATTCTGTAAACGGTTTAGCAACAGCATCCCGCAAATCATTCTCAGCAAAGTATTCTGTATGAGGTGCAATGATGATCTTTTGTGTTACAAACTCGGGAAACGAGTAAGTAATCGTGTTGGGAGTAAAAGTGCGACCGTTGCCCCAACCAATAAAATCACCTTGCAAGATAGAATCTGTACGAGGAAGAAAATTAAAACAAGCGTGAAGAATATCCGCAACCTCTTCGACATAATGCTGATCAATTTCTTCGTGAGAGTGTGCAATACGAATCTTTTTCTTGTTAAAGACTGCTTTAGTCCCAACGAAAAATGTGCCTGTAGCAGGATCTTTGCCCCATACAATAGCTGGGGCACCATCCATTTTGACTGAAACTAGATCAAAATTGTAGAGTAATTCTACGACGGACAGATCACCCGTAAGGATCATGTCTTCTGCGTGTTCGATGTGAATGTTTTTCATGACCTTAGTATTGCAGAGAATTGGGTGAAAATCAAGAGGGATTGGACCAGTTCATCAACTGGTTTTAATTAGTCATCTTTTTCGGAAATGTCGGTAAACTGTGTTTGTTGATAGACATAAAGCTTGTCGATCACATTATCCCAGAAGTCAAATTCATCATCATCTTCAGTATCATTTTGATAGTCGCGAACGAGATGAATTAATGACCTCCATTCTTCATGATCTAATTGGTCTTCGGTGGGAATTGGTAGGGACATTAGTAGTCGTAATCTCCATTAATATATTCATTTAGGTCGAACTTTTTCTCAAGATTTTCATCATCGAGAAGTTGATCAAGATCTCCTTGAGTAAGATCGAGAATTTCAGCAGGAAGATCAATAAAAAATTCGTTCATGTGTTTTGTTTGACTGAAGTCAATATAATGCCTCAGCAAGCGCATTGGTCGATTTAGTGGACAGCTCATCGATTGTTTGCTGTGCGATGCTGATAGCATCGGGATTCACGTCCATTGTGATGCAGTTCCGACCCAATTCCATCGCCGCGATTGCGGTCGTTCCTGATCCACAAAAAGGATCCAGAACCCAGCCTCCCGACTCAGATGATGCCTTTATGATACGTTGCAACAATTTCAAGGGTTTTTGTGTGGGATACTTACGCTTATTCTTCTCACTTCTGCTGATAAAATATACATCATCCCATAGATTCTGCACTGGAACACCTTTGGACTCATGAGAATAGATTTTTTTGTAAATATTATTTGTACCGTAGTGCAGAAGGTCTTGCGCGGACAGTTCTTCGAGTTTTTCCTTTGTTATACGGAACCCATAAACAGGATTATAACCTTTGTACTCAAATCTAGCGCATGGTCTACTCTTTTCCCCTGTTACTTTCGCCAAGGCATAGTAACCTACATCATCTTTATTGTTGAAACTATTTGCAGCATAGACGGGATCGAGTGAGGTATATTCAACCTCAAAATATGGACTACCTTTTCTAAACACCAAGATTGAATCTACGATGTTACCCCAACCATTTTTGATATTATTTTTAGGTCCAGATCTTTTCCAAGAGATATTTGTATAGAAAGAATCTCTAATCTTTCGATCAATTTTAGACATCACAAGTGCATTACCCATAAAGTTATTGTGGGTATACATCCATCCGTTCTTATTCAATTTGGCCCAACATGAGTTTATTACATTTGCATACCAATCTGTGTAATCATCGAAAGATTCCCATTTATCTGAAAATCCTTTCTGCTGACCATTTTCCTCTTGCATAGTAAAATCCCGTTGCAATCCGAACGGGGGATCCATATAAACCAGATCAAATGTCTGATCTATAGAATCAATATCTTCAACAGATTTTTGAAGAATAGTTATAGTCATGTCCAATTCTCCATAAATTCGTCAAGTGTATAACCTTCGTCAGTATCAGTTTCTTCCACCAACTCTTCTAAAGTCATTTCTATCAAGTCCTCACGAAGTTCTTCAGTTGTTTGATCATTTTCAGAATCAAAATCATCATGGCAGAGATAGTCCCACTCTGCACACAGTGCATCAATTAGTTGTTCTTTAGTGTAACTCATTTGCGAATCTCCGAAATTGCTGGAAGGCCTTGATTGAATACGACATCAACAACTGCCTGAACTTTCTTAGCAGTGCCGATACCAACTGAGTCATATGTAGGCACACAAACTAAACCAAACGTCTTCTGGCTGCCCCCTAGACGGATCACACGACCGATTGATTGACTGATTCCGATATAATCCATGTTTCGCATGAAGATGACTGCCTCAAGACCACTGACGTTGATACCCTCAGACAGAATAGAGTGGTGAAGAACAACAAACTTTTTCTCAGGATCTTTGCCCCAAGTATTCAGGGTATTGAAGAATTCTTCGCGATTGACTTTCTTACCATCGATGATTGCACCAGTCTTCGATGTAATCGTCATCCAAGAATAACCTCTCTGAGCAAGTTGACCACAAAATTCAGAGTGAGTCAAAAGATTGATAATCTGCCTTGTTGTGCGAGCACAGATCAAAGTCTTGTCGATGCTGTTATCATCGATAGTCTCAATCAAGTTGTCACAATCATCAGCAAACATCACCTTACGACCTTTGATCATAGGCAATTGCTTAACTACAACTTTAGGAGGAAGAATATATCCCTGCTCAACTAACTCAGGCGCAGGAACATTGCAAAGAACCTGACCATAAACAGATCCATCATTCATGCCTGGTTTAGATATAGTCAGAGAATGTTTTGGTGTTGCAGTATAGAAGTAGCAGCGATCTGCATCATGAGAAAAGAACTCGGTAGCAGGAAAAAAGTTACGCTGAACACTGTTATGTGCTTCATCAAAGTAAATAGTATTGACCTCAATATCTGCTTCCATCACACGGTGTAGTGAATGATATGTGGTGAAGATGATAACATTCTCACCCATACTACGGGCGCAACCTGCATACAGATGAATTTTGTCTGCTTTGGTAGTGCTGGTGAAGTGAGTCTCACCACTGTGAACGTGCATCACATGCAGATATGGGTCACTATTGTTAGGATCAATGACCTCCATAAACTCGCTGCAAAGTTGTTCAGCAAGAAGAATGCGAGG